ATTACCAAAACCAATACCAGGAAAAAATGCAACTGCAACTCCAGTTGTTTCAAATACTCAAATATTATCAGTAACTATCAATGAAGTTGGAACTGGTTATACCTTTGTACCAGGAGTTTCTTTTTCAATCCCAGATGAAGTAGTAACTGCTACTGCAATTGCAAATCTTTCTTTAGTTGAAGGTGAAAGAGAAGTAGGAATAATCACAATAACAAATCGAGGAAAAGGTTATACCGCACAACCAACAGTAACATTTTCAAGTCCACCACCAACAATACCCCCAGTAGTTACAGCAGTTTTAGGTATTGGAGGTTCAGTTACTAGTGTTGGTATTGAAAGTGGTGGTGCAGGATATACATTTATTCCAGAAGTAACATTCTCGACACCAGAAGATATCGTCGGAAATGCTGCTTTATTAAACCAATCTACGTTTACTACTGGAGAAGGTTTAGAAGGAATGTATGTTTCACCAGACGGAACTTATCTAATAACCGCTCATGGTGACTTGGGATATACACAAGGAAAAATAAAACAATATGAACTAACAACACCATGGGATATTACCACAGGAACATTTGTTAGTTCATATACATTAAATAGTGGATTAAATTTCACATATGCTACAGGTGTTGAGTTTAAACCAGATGGAAGAGTAATGTATGTATCTGGTTTAACAGCATCTGGATATAGAATAGCATCATATAATTTATCAACTGCATGGAATATTACAACAGCATCTTTTAATAATAGCGTTTCTGTACCAGCACCATCTGGAGTAAGACTTCAAGATAATGGTAGATTTATGTTTGTTCTTGATGCAAACAATCCAGATTCTATTAGAAAATACTCATTATCAACTGCATGGAATATTGCAACAAAATCTGCAGTTGAAATTGATTCCGTAAATTTATATGAATTAACAAATGAAGATTGGTTTTTAGGATTTTCTTTTAGTGATGATGGTACACAACTATATGCTGCAGGAAATACCACAGATAAAGCATATGTTTTCAATTTGACTACTCCATGGGTAATCAGTAGTGCAGTTTTAGTAACTCAATTGAACGTTTCACCACAAGACAACGCGATAACAGATCTTTATATAAATGATCTAAAAACTAGATTGTTTATTTCTGGAGCACAAAATCAAAAAATATATGAGTACAATATTGATTTAACTGCTAGAGGGTATGCTGTTATTGGATCAGAAAGAATAGTTCAGATAGTAGTTACCAATCCAGGTGGTGGTTATAGAAATCCACCAATAATTACAATAGAACCACCAATTCCAGCACGAACTGCAGTTGGATATGCATTAATAAACGAAGGTATAGTAAGTGAGGTTATAGTAACAGACCCTGGATATAACTATAGAACCAGTCCTATTATTACATTCTCTAGTCCACCTACACCAATTCAAGCAGAAGGATATGCAAAAATATTCCAAGGAGGAATAGAACAAATCGTAGTTACAAATAAGGGAAGTGGTTACACATCTCCACCATCCGTTACTATAGGTCCTCCTGGAAATATTTACGAACCTCAAATAGGAGAAATATATGAAAACAAAGGTGTTAAATGGAGATTTAATGGATATAACTGGTACAAAAAAGTAACCAAAGGAATAATTTACCGAGATAATGGTATTGGCGTAGATGTAGAAATTCCTGGTTATGATTGTTCAGTTCCAATAACAAATTATGAGTATGAGATAAGATTAGAAAATAAAAAGCGCCAAATTTATTTAATAAAACCAAGATATCTAAATCTAGTATTAGAAGATTTTGAAAGACTTATGACATACAATGAAGGTTCTGAACAGTATGTGTCCAGAACCTTAAAGAGGGGAGATAACCCTAGATTTTATGAGTAATCAACTTTCAGCAAGACGCTGGAAATAACTCATTGCATCATCATCTTCATCTTCATCATAACTATTAGAGGAAGAAGAACTGATAGAATTTAGTTCTTCTTTAAGATCCGAAGGAAGTTCAGAAGACTGACGACGACTTTCAAAATTAGGAGCATAAGATCCGCGATCTTTATCCTCCTCTTCATTATGCTCATCAGGATCTTGGTAACGGGTAGTTCCTTTTTGACCAAGAACATATTGAAGACGCTTTTCAAGTTCTTCATATGTTTTAAATTCTGAAGGTGCAATAAGTTGACTTAGAGAATATTGCTTTTTCCAAATTGCTTCCATTGCATCATCGTCATCAAGAAGAGGTGCGGGACGATCGAATTCAGATTTATCATAATTCCAATACCCATCTACCTTACGAATTTTCAGTTTAAAGTTTGCACCTTGCCAAAAATCAAAGGGATTGATAGGAGTTTCATCTTCAAACTCTGGTTGCATTGCTGCCATAATCTTATCAAAGATTTTTGCACCATATTTGAAGAGGAAAACTTTTCCTTCATTAGAAGGATTTGCAGGATCTTTAACTACATAAATGTTGGAATAATAAGAAAGTTTACGTTTTTGTTTACGTACAGTTTCTTTATCCTTTTCGTTACCACTATTCCACAGTCCACGATTATATTCGGATACTGGATCTTTTTGTCCGATTGTGGTTAAAGAATTCTCAATATACCAACCACCAGGACCTTGGAAACCATGGGCATACATTTTCACCCAAGGAAGATCTTCTCCCTCTGGAGCAGGAAGGAAACGAACAACAGCATAACCATTACCTGTTTTATCCATTTCAGGTTTCCAGAGACGGTCATCACCGTTACCAGAAGAAGTATTCATCTTCTCCATCTCTTTAACAAGTTTTTGAGTAAGAGAACCAAGAGAAGATTGCTTTTTAAGATCTGAGAAAGACATTAGATTACCTCGTATTACGTTGTATTTGGCCTTTGGGTGCCCTATAGGGCATCTGCGGTGGGCACTTACCTAATATAATGCAGATGCCCGATGGTGTCAAGGGTTGTTTTCGATGTGTTCTTTCATTTGAACAATCAGTTTTTGCATATTAGAAAAAATTACATTCATATCCACATTATGTGGAAGACCCATCATTTCAGCAGACTTAGAAATATTATCTTTCATTTTCTTCGCTTCTGGATCATCAGATAAAGAAAGGCGTGTGTAAAGTATTTTTTGTTTATCTAAAAGACGCTGAAGTAAGTCAACATGCTGCATTTTACCTTTGGAGTCCATTTGATAAAATTTAAATATACTATTGTAAAGTTCTTCTTGAAGTTCAGAAATTTCTGCCATTTCTGCTCTTACAACCTCAGATTCAAAAAAACTCATAATACACACTCCTTTAAAATTTTTTTAAATTTAAATATATCAATATTTAGAAATTGAGAATATTTTTTTATTTTTAGTGAGATAATTTCCCAAACTGGATCTAACAACTTTTTATCAAAAGAACTTGAAAAATTTAAAATTTTATTTAATATAACAAGTGTTTCTAAAGATATATTGTTTTGTAAATACTCTTTTATAATTTGTGGATGTTTATTAGTTTCTAGTTTAAACATCTTATCAAAATTATCTTTATTAAAAATACTTTCAATCTCAGATTTAAATGTGTAAGATAATGATTGTTGCCTCTTACACCAATTTAAATATCTATCTTCACCTTCTCTAATTATTTCACCAATCCACAATGATTGTGGATCATCACACAATACAAAATTAGAGACAAAAAAATCTACTACTTGTTGATCATTTTTTTGTCTCGACAATCTTTCAAACCAATACCTATCTTTCCTTTTATAAAATGTATTTAATTGAACTCTGGTTTTACCACAATATTTGTGATAATCATATTTTTCTTTTGTGAAATGACTTTTTAAAGAAACATATGTTTTATAAACATCAAATGGCGTCATAGGTCCTAAAAATAAAAAAAGTTTCCTGTAAAAAATTACAGGAAATTATATCAAAAGATTAATTTTGCTCTAGAAGTTCTTTTTAAAAAGTTTAATTCCATTGCATCATATTTAATTTTTTCTTTTAATGGTTTTGAAATAAGTTTAGGTACAGATTCAAGATCAATGTTATTTTTTTCACAAAAATAAATGATTGCATCAATATAATTCATTTCTTTATTGATTTGAACAATACGTTCTATTTCCTGTGCAAATTTAGATGGACAGAAAAATTTAGTTTCTAATACTTTTTCAAATTCGTTTCCTAGTCTACTCTCCATAGTCTCCAAGCTTGGATTGAACAAACTCTCTAATATACTCGGTGAGAAGTTTAATGTACTTTGCTTTGTCATATTCTTCATAAACAACACATTCTCCGTTTTCACAAGACATAATAATCACAAGTTTTTTAATGCTGATACCAGTCAATTCATAAAGCATACAACCATATGCCATACACTGAACAAAATAATGTTCGATCCAATCAACTGGTTTTGGTTTTTTGGAAGTTTTAAAATCTATAATTGCGAGTTCCCCATTGTACTCAGCGATACAATCTACAGTACCAGCAATTCCCAGTACTTTACTATACAGAGAACCTTCTAACGCATAGATATTATTTATCTTATCTAATTCTGGTCTAGCAATTTTAAATAAGTAATCAGATAATGGTTGTACTTTAGGTAATTCTGGAATATTATATAGGTAGTTTTCAACCAGACTATGCATATCAGTACCTCTACTGGTTGCTTGTCTGGTTATTTTATCTGCGGTTTCCTCACCTACTCGTTTTCTCCACTGAGCAAAAAACTTTTTATTCTTATGACTTGTAACTGAAGTAATAGAAACTAATTTAATAAGTTCATTGTTATCTGGAACTTTATAGTACCTAACACCATCAATGGTTTCCCGTTGTAAATTAGGTAATCTCAAATCAACGTGAGTAAACATATGCATTATTTCAATTTGTTTAATAATTTATCTCTCAGATCAAACCATTTAACTCTTTTTTCAAGGTAATGTGACATTGCCTCATCAATAGTTTTTTCGTCCATACCATTTGTCCTACCTCTCAATTTATCTAGAAATAACTGGTTTGATCTGTATTCGTAAAAAGAAGTGGCAGCAGATATAATCTCTGCCAGTTCTTCTTTTAGAGAGTTGTTATTAATATTATGATGTTCTTGATAAATTTTAACTAAATCAAGATAATCATTTTCTAAATGATATTGGATATGTTTACTATCACCTCCAGAACTAAGACAAATAACAGTATAAAAATCTTCAAATTGCTTTACCCATTCAACATACTCATCAAAGGAAAGCATAGGAACTTGTTCTTTAAAAGAATTAAAAACAACAATTTCTTCTTCTGCTAATCTTTTCTTTGCATATAATTTAGAAAGATTTTTAAACTCATCATCAGTCATTTACAGTCCTAATTGTGTTTTAGCAATAATGTATTCTTTACACAAACCAGAACGAACAATATCTTCCACACCAAATTCAATTAAATCAAAAGATGGCATAACTCTCAAAATCTTTAAGAAATCAATAATACCGTTTCGTTCATTTGTTTTCACTAGATCAGACTGAGTAGCATCACCACAGAAACAAATTTTTGTGTCTTCACCCACACGAGTAATTATACTATCTAATTCATGGAAATTCAAGTTTTGGAATTCATCTACAATAATAATTGCTTTATCTAAAGTTGTTCCACGAATGAAAGATGTTGACCAAAAACTAATTGTTCCTTGGGTTTTTAGATTGCCATAGAGCATTTCAAAATCTGCATCTGTTGGCATTTGGAACATGTACTTAACCATGTTCTTATATGGAATTTGATACAATGAAGATTTATCTTCATGATCTCCTGGAAGAAATCCAATTTCACGAGTTGCTACAAGTGAGCGGACGATATAAATTTTTTCATATGGAGAGTTCTCATCAAGAACATCTCTTAAAGCATTATAAAGTGTGATGAATGTTTTTCCAGTTCCCGCTGCACCATATGCTACTAGATTTTTATTATCATCGTAGGAATCAAAAAGTTTTTTCTGATTATCTGTAAGAGGATCAATGTCTAGAAGTAGATCCCAATTAATGGGTTTCTTCCTCTTCATTTGCTTAGCGGTCATACCAACGCCGATTGGTTGGTCGGGATTTCTTCTTTTTCTTGCCATTAGATTTTCTTAACAAGGGACTTAGGAGCTTTAGATGCTTTTTCAAGTACTTCATTCCAACCAGGATGTTTTTTGATGAGTTGATCTTTCCACTCACCAACCTCTCCAAGAGAGGCACACCCTTCAGACCAGTCTCGATGCCAGTCTGGATTATCTTTATACCATTGAGTGATTTCATGAACACTCATTTGAATAGTCTTTCTTTCCCCAGTCTCTTTATTAATAATAGGATAAGTCGCCATATGTTACATTAATTTGTAAGAATATTTATTCAATAGTAATAGATCTCTGATCGTTACACTCAGGACAATCCTCTCTAGACCATCCCAATGCAGATGAAATGGTAGGGAACTGACAACCAAAAATACAACGAATTGCTTCTGCAACTTCCATATGTTCTTTTTGGGTTCCATTAGCAGTACGAAGATCGATGTAATGAATCCAAGACCTTATAGATCCCGACATGTATAATCTGGTTTGTGTTGCCTGTGGAAGAACAAATCGAGCACACTCTTTTGCAACGCCCTTACTTAAAAGTTCATTATAAAGACTTAAACTATGCTCAAAGTGCATACGAATTCGTTCTTGGAGTGTTAGTTTAACATAATCTGCAAGATCATCAGTAGAATTTTGACGATTCTTCAAATCCTGTTTTCTCAAATCTGGGACAGGAAGTTCAAGTTGAAGTTCTTGACTATCAGCATATCTTTGGGAAAATTGCTGATATGTAAAAGATCTATGCCTCAAAATTTGAGTTGCAATTGCTAACGATGTATTAATTTCAACAGTCATAAAAGCATGTTCAAAAATGCTCCAGTGTTGATGCTTAATACAATACTTTAAAAGACCTTCAAAATTATCATTCTCTTGATTTTTTGGATTGCTTACCCTTGCACAATAAGCAATATGTTTTTCTGCATCAGGAGTAATACTAATTAATTTAACGTCTGGTTTCATTTTAGTCCTCAATCTTGGTAATCGTCTTCATCAAAAACTTCATCATAATCTAATTCTAATAAAGGAACAGTTTCAAATTGATAATCATCCTCATCAGAATAAAGTTCTGCTTTTAAAATACTTAATGTATTTTCCAAATCACTTACAAGTAGTTTTAATTTTTCTACATCCATTTGGTATCAATATCCTCATAGATCATAGCATAAAAAAAGGAGGGGATCAACCCTCCTTTACTTCAAGCAACTTGTGGTTGCTTTGCCATATTTAGTTGTGCGTTATGAAGGAGTTGCTCCTTCTTTGCTTTTCTTTTAAGGTAACGAACGAAGTAAGTATTCATTTATGTCCCTCCTTTACAAACTTAACACCACGATAGGTTTCGTTGTATTGTTGGGGTTGTTGCATCATTTGTTGTTGATACTCTAAACGTTTTTGGGTGTCATATTCAACACCACGATATACGACTTTAGACATTAGGTTTTCTCCTTAGTTGTTTAAGTTAAAGAGCGTTCCTTCAGTCAACCTTTGCGTCTATGAAACAACCTTTTTTTGTTACTTGTTTAATTTCCCAAATAATATCATTCCTAATTTTAGGAGTGATATTTGGGTGTCTATCCACACGCGCAATCATAAATTGTGTCTGTAAACAAGTTAACAAAAGTGTTTCCATAGATGAACGATCCGTTCCGAGTCGGCTTACTTCCGTCCCAAAGGGATGAACGTAAGGTCATTATAGACCTATTGAGTTATATATGCAAGTACTTTTGTAAAATACAATACAATTCTTAATCTCTCTGTCTCCAATCTTCTGGTTTATCCCCAGAAAAGAAATCAATTATATCATCAACACTATTAAATCCCGTTCTATGATTTGATGGATCTGGATCACCCAAATCTAAAGCATTCATAAATCCATCAAGACTATCTTCAGTCATGTCTGGATTTGCAGCACGTCTTCTTGCTTGCCTTAAAATAGTTGCAGCAGAACGATTTGCTTTGGCAAGTTTTTCTGCCCAAATCATGTCTTCAAGTTGAACTTCCTCATGATTTACAATTCGATTACAAATGAATTCTAAGCGAAGACGATATTGTGTAGAGAGCATAGACTTCTCCAATTATAGTATATTTAGTTAACGCTCAATATAACTAAGTGTATGATTTTGAGCATAAAGTTGCTGAATAATAATATCACATCCAATTTTAGGATTGCAATCACCACAGGTATAAACATCAACTGCTGCCTTACCTTCCTCAGGCCATGTATGAATACTAATATGACTTTCAGATAACAAACAAATTACAGTAACTCCTTGTGGTTCAAACTTTTTTGAAATTGTTTGAACTACAGTAGCGCCACTAGCAACTGCTGCGTTTTCTAATAAGTCTATAAGACAATGCTCGTCGTCCAGAAGGACAAACGAGCATCCGTACAAGTTAAGTAAGTAATGCTTTCCCATTTATAATGTAAATTAATGTTTTTTATTTATTATTCAAGATGATCTTCATTTTGCATTTGTTCTTCCAACAATTCAGAAACAATTTTCTCAGTACCATCAATTGTTTTTACAGTGTACAATGAAGATTTCATATATTTTTTAATTTTTTTATATTGCTTCAGAAGTTTTTTTACTTCATCATCGTTAATAACAACGACCGCTTTACCATCTTTAATTTTTTCTGCACCAAATCCAGAAGTCATTTTTTCTTTTTTCCCTCCTTAGCAACATACCCCCAAAGTTTAGGGTTTACTCTCCCTTCAGTTTGTTTAAAAGATTTTAGTCCTTCCTTATACCTATCCCAATAATAATCAAAAATTTCAACTTTTTTTTGTGTATTTACGATGTCGTACATCAATTGACCATCACATTCATATTCGACCAAGTATGCACTATAGGGCAAACTTTTATCGTTTGCTAGTTCGGGATTACAGTTTTGGTGAATAAATTGTAATGTCAAGATCTACCTCCCCAAGTAATATCAGGATATGCTTCGGCAATAATTTCTCGCGTTAATTTATACTTTGTAGTGAGAAGTTTATCCTTAACAAGAACCATAATTTCTGCTTCAAGAGGATGAAGTCCTTCAAGCATTTGGATAAACATTGTTTCTCTACGAAGAGAACTTAAAGAAGGATTTCCACCTTGCAAATAATTATAAAAATTCTGCCATTCTTTACGAATTGATGTGTGCCTGGTTCTAATAAACTCATCAGCTTTACTCAAACCAGGAACATTGTTTCCTTTATTAATTGCATTAGAAAGAGTATCATTTATTGATGATTGTTCATCAACTCTTGCATAAGGAACTTCTCCAGGTGGAAGTAATGAAATAATAGATTCATCAAAGTTCCAAATTAAAATTGCAACTAATGCATCATTTCTATATTTTTTTAGAACTTCTACTTTAGTTGCATTGCTTCTTTGTTTATTAACCAATTCCAGAATTTCATGCTGAAAAGGATTTGCTTGAAGTTCTGGAATTGGTTTAGGGTTAGATTTTTTATTCGTCGTCGTCTTCTTCGTTGTCGTATTCGTAGTCATTTTCAAATCTCACTGCTAAAATTTCATCGGGAATTACGTTTCCATTTTCATCAAACATTTCTGGATGAGTATAAGCAACATAATTTTTTTCAATTACGTATTGTTTTGCCATCCATCCAACAATGCCACCTACAAAAAAGAACATGATAGAAATTAATGTTCCTAAGGTGAGTGCTACTGCTAACATCTTCTTTCTCCCGAGAGTTACTTTTTCTTTATATCAAGACTTATTTCAAAATAAAAATGGAACTCTCGACGGAAGAGAGAAACCATTTTACCAAACATTATTTGAAATGTCTTTGGTTTTGGTTTTTCTTCCCTCCTATTATGCTGTCGTAACATCAATTCAAACCCACGATTAATACTGGGTTCTTGATTATTTAGTTTGCTTTTTTCTCCTTCCTGGTCTCTTGTCATGACTATATCTCCAGGCATCCTCTAAAATATTATAAAGATAATTTCTAATTTTTCTTGCTTGAGGTTTAGGAATATGCCCGTATGCTTCTCTAAGGAATTTATGAGCATTGTCAGATCCACCCTCAAGATACTCATCCAAATCTAAAATAATACTATTAATATTGCTAGCAGTAACACTACCAATAAATTTTTCAATTTCAATTCTTTTAACACTTTTAGTTTTTAAATAATCATAAAAATTAAGAATAAATCTACCTTCAAAAGCATAATCAATAGCTCTTTCAACGTCAGTATAAGTGTCAAAAAGTGTGTCTTCCATTTAAATAATGCTATTCTCCTGCAAATACTTTACTGTATCAATGCATCCACCTAGATGCTTATCGTTCATAATAACTTGAGGAAATGTCGATCCATACCCAAATTCTTGATAAAATTGATCTCTATTAAAGTGTTCATCAAGGGTATACGCAACATAATCCAAGTTCGCTAATTGTAGAACTTGTTTAACTTTTTCGCAATATGGACATCCGTTTTTTGAATAAACTGTAAACTTCATATTTCTTTATAAATTTAAAATTATTTAGTGTTGACTGGTATTTGCTGGTTAGCAGGTAACCAAACTTGCTGCTGAAGTTCTATATGAGGAAGTTTTTCTTTTGCTGCAGGCAATCCTTGCTGACCAGAGAGTTGCTTATCCGTAGTAGATGTTACTGTAATTACTTGATCCATAATAAATTTTTGCTTGTGATAACTTCTTTTATCTGGATCAAACCCAAATAACATTATAGCATCTTCTTCTTGACCGCATTGAGCGATTACCCTACCTGTTCTTTTTTCAATTACTACCCAATAATCATACATCTTTTTTCTTCTTCAATGGTTTAGGTGGTCTGTAAAGTTGTGGCCAAGTATCTCTAATAATCTCGGCAAGTTTATAAGGGGTCTCTGTACTTATCATTAAAAAAGGGAGGTCTCCCTCCCAGTATATCACAGAGCATTACCTCGTGGCAAGACCTCCTCAGGGAATACAAAATTCTCATGTGGTTGGTCAGTGGGTGCCATCCAAGCACGAAGTCCTTCATTTAGAAGAATGTTCTTGGTGTAAAAGGTTTCAAACTCTGGATCCTCTGCTGCTCTAATTTCTTGCGATACAAAATCATACGCTCGTAAATTGAGAGCAAGACCGATAATACCAATACTGCTAGTCCACAAACCCATGACAGGAACGAATAGCATAAAGAAGTGAAGCCAACGCTTATTGCTAAAAGCAATTCCAAAAATCTGAGACCAAAATCTATTGGCAGTAACCATTGAATAAGTTTCCTCTTCTTGAGTTGGCTCAAACGCTTTAAAAGTGTTTGCTTGTTGTCCGTCTTCAAAGAGGGTGTTTTCGACCGTTGCACCATGAATAGCACATAGAAGAGCACCTCCTAGTATACCAGCAACTCCCATCATATGGAAGGGGTTGAGGGTCCAATTGTGGAAACCCTGAAGGAACAGAAGGAACCTGAAGATTGCTGCCACACCGAAGGATGGAGCAAAGAACCAACTGGATTGTCCCAGTGGATACATCAGGAATACTGATACGAATACAGCGATAGGACCAGAGAAAGCAATGGCATTGTAAGGACGGATACCTACAAGACGAGCAATCTCAAACTGGCGAAGCATAAAACCGATTAGGGCAAATGCACCGTGGAGAGCAACAAAGGTCCAAAGCCCTCCAAGTTGGAACCACCTGACAATATCTCCTTGAGCTTCAGGACCCCAAAGTAAAAGAAGAGAATGACCCATAGCGTCTGCAGGCGTAGACACAGCTGCCGTGAGGAAATTAGCACCTTCAAGATAAGAAGACGCCAACCCGTGGGTGTACCAGCTTGTAACAAACGTTGTCCCAGTAAGCCAACCACCAAGGGCCAGATAAGCAGTGGGAAAAAGAAGTAATCCAGACCAACCCACAAAGACAAAGCGATCTCGTTTAAGCCAGTCATCCAAGACATCGAACCATCCTCGCTGTGAAATAGGTTGTGAAAGAGTAGATGAAGTCATAACCTCCTATATCATTTCTCATATTTATGTTAACATATCGTAACAAAGAGGTCAATGAGTGTTTTTACTCAATCAAAAGACTTTATCTAACGTGATGACCACCAAACATATAACGCATTCCGTTCAAGATTTTTGCCCCGAATGATCCGAGATTGCGTGAGTTAAATCTTTCAAATAGTGCAGTAGTAATAACAGGAGCGGGAACCCCCAAATCCACAGCGGCAGAAACAGTCCAACGACCCTCACCGCTGTCGGATACGCCTCCAGAGAACTGTTTAAGGATACCATCCCTGCGTAGCACATCAGCAGTAAGATCAAGTAACCAACTGCCAACCACACTACCACGACGCCATAACTCAGCAACCTCAGCAACGTCAATATCATAGCAGTAACTTTCGGGATCTGCCATTGGTGCAACTTCTGCGTCTCCTTCTCTAACATATTTGGAACCAGCATTAGCATTCTTTAGAATATTAAATCCTTCGGCATATGCTTGCATAATACCGTACTCAATCCCATTATGAACCATCTTCACAAAATGTCCTGCACCTGGACCACCACAATGCAACCACCCGTATTCTGCGGATGTTATGTCTGAGTTAAATTCAGTCCTGGGGGCAGCGTCAATTCCTGGGGAGAGTGCATTAAAAATGCTTTTACAAGTGGCGACTGCAGTATCTCCACCTCCAACCATAAGACAGTATCCACGATCCAAACCATAAACACCACCGCTAGTGCCACAATCAATATATTGG